CCAAAGACACCAGACAGGCAGGAAACAAGATCCTTTTGCTTTTGGTGGTTAACGTAGCGGGCCATTTTCTGGCCAATCGCTCCAATGGGGTCAGAGCCAGATGCCAATGCCGCAAGATCTCTTGCCTCAAAAGCCCTGCCTCTACGAAGCAACACGCCGATCTGACGATCTGCCTCGATTTTGCCTGGTGTCAATGACGTGCTGTCGGTCAGCACCTCAAAGTCTCCTGAAAGGTTTGCCTTATAGAAAGGCACGGAGACAAAGTCTCCTGACCCATCGCCGGAAGTATTCAGCTCGGCCATCGGTTGCACCACACCCGACTGCAAAAATGCGTCGGAACGGGTCGATTCCTCGATGACGTAAGGGCTAAATACCTCGGGGATGATCAAATCTGACCGAAGGGTGGCCATGATCTCCTGAAGTAGTGTTTACGGTGTGGGCGTAACCCGATTGGCTCGGCGTAGCGTTGCCAGTTGATTCATATTAACGCTCGCGCAAACGTCTTTCAGCTTCAGCTTTGTAATTCTGCCAATTTTCAGGGTGCTTTCTAATAATTTCACCCAGGGCTGACATGTTGATGCCGCGATTGATGCCGCCGACGGTCAAGTCACGCAGCAAATCAGGATCTAGGCCCCCGCTCGATGCACTACGCGCTGCAGGTGCGCCACCGCCCTGGGGCTTAGGAACCTTCTGCACCCATTCCGGCACGTTGTTGCGAGCCCAGTCAGCGACAGGGATTCGCTCATAGCCATCAACCACCACCGGGCCATTGTTGCCCTGCTGGATTTCCTTATCCTTCAAATAGTTCCGCATGACTAAATCGGGGTCATGCACAACGTCTGACAAGGCGCTAACCGCAGGCGCAGTCAGCTCAAGGTCACGTATACGGGTCTCCAGCTCTGCGATGCGCTCATCTTTCTTGGTGCTGTTTTCGCGGAACTGATGCTCTCTGGCTTGCAGTGCTTCGCTGTATTTGCCCTTTGATTCCAGTTGTTCTTGCTCTGCTTTTGCCTTGAAGTCCATCAACTCCTGGACATCGACGCCTTCAGGCACTGATTTGGATTTTTTCAATTTACCAATCAGCTCGTGATTTTTACGCTCTAATGCTTCGACACTGCTTTTAAGCAGATCCAACTCACTAGTGTCTGCTGTAGGCGTAGCCTCTTGCAGTTGATCTTCAGACATAAATAACCCGTAAGGTTAATTGCAGCCCAAATGTACTACCAAAGAAACTTGTTCGCCCAGTAAGCGCCAGAAATTGGGCCACGTTTGATGTTCTGGGAATGACGTTTTTTCCAGTTGCTTCGTTTCTCTGCGTCGGCTTTGCTCTCGCCGTCACGCTTGGGAAAACGATCAGCGCCCTGTAGTCCGAATCGAATTAGCTTTTGTTTGCCATCCACGCTGGCCACAACAGCAGCCGCATATTTGGGGTGCCTTGGGGTCATGATCGGTTTGTTGAGGCCCTCAAAGCGGTGGCCTCCTTTCTCAATATTGGCCATTACTTCTTCTTCTTCTTTTTCAAGAGGTCAGCGTCGGCCGTTCGTGCGCCGCCCTTGCCAGAAATAAAGCTATTCACACGGCCCATTGCCCACGAAGCCATGGGAACGTTGCGCGAGCCGCTCGACAGATAAGCACCTTGGCCACGGCGATAAACAGCAGATAGCTGCCCATACGTGAACCTGGACTTATCGGCCTTTTTTTTGAGCGCGGCCTTTGTTGCCTCGCTTAGTGGTTTTCTTTTTGGTGCCACCTTGCTTGGTCCTCGATGCAGAAACGGCTTTGATGTCGATGAATTCGCCCGCCTTGTAAGCAGCAGCTGTGCGCTTAATCTCTCGGGCTTTGCCTGAGCGATTCTTGGCACCCGACAGGTACTTCTTTGGCAGGCCAGTGGCCTTGTCCTTTGGGGGCCGCCGCTTTTTGGCCATTACTTCTTTTTCTTCTTGGGTTTTTTCTTGCCCGCAGGTTTCTGAGGCTTCATGGGGCCTTTGTAACTAGGCATCAGCTGTCCTCCTTGGATGCTTCTGTTTTAGCTGCTTTTTTCTTAGCAGCGGGCTTTTTTGGAGGGCAAGCCGGGGCCTCTTCTATGGTCGGTTTGAACTGAAATCTACTGTGGAGCTTAACCACTGGAATTTAGGCATCTAAACTGATTCTAGGCTAGCCCTTGCAACAGGACCGTTCAATCGGTAGCAGGCTTCTTAGGTCTTTTTGTGTCGTCAACAAACTTGATGCCGTTTGCTGCCGCAAATTTCTCCATGAAATTTGGATCCTCGCCCGTCAGCTCCGGCATGAAGTCAGGATCGACTTTGCCCATCTCAAGAGATAAGCCAAACCTGTCTTCGCGTGACTCTTCAGCCATCAAAGCTGTTCCACCTCAATAAACCAACGATACACCCCTTGGGAAGTCTTGTATTCGTCGATCTCCTCTTTCCTCTGGCTCTTGATTTTGTACTTGGCCCCAGCAGGCTGCAAGACTTCGCCTTCGTCTTTAAATGTGCTCTTAACATCACCTGAAATATCAACACCACGTTTGTTTTTCATAGACAAAATAACTTCATTATTGTTGCCATTAAGAAACTCTCGCTTCAACGTTGGGTTCTTGGTCCAGCTTTCCATCGCCAAGGTCTCGTTGCCTGATTCAATTCCTTTGACAAGCTGCTCCAGCTTATTGTTATCCATATTCATTCCACGTTTTACGACGCCTTCATATTTGGGCCCGCCTTCTAAATAGCCTTCCATCTTGGCAATTTTATTTCTTAACCCTTTTGGTGTCTTCTCATAAACAGACACCTGAAAATCTTCGTAGTAATTAAGGCCAACGCCTTGCTCTTTGGCCATCTTGAACTGTTCCGCACGCATCTTGCGGAAGTCAGTGCCGGACCATGCCTCAAGTTCTTTTCGAGGAGCTTTAGTCAGCTTGTTAGTTCTGGCTTGCTCTTTTAAAACCTTTTGATATTTGACTCGGCCTTCTTTCGATGCTTTTACGCTGGCATTGGCTTGTACTTTTGCTTTTAGCTCTTGCAGCTCTGCGGAAACTTTCTTGTATTTGATTAATGCGTTTTTAGATGGCTTAGCTTTAACTAACTCTGGCGTAAGATTTTTTAGTTCAGTTTGCAATGTTGCCAAGCGTTTTTCAGAAGCAGCCAAAGGGGCGCTCGCTTGCGGTTTAGGTGTCTCTTTTAGTTCTTGCTCTAAGTTTTTAGCTTTTGCTTTGGCCGTGTCAGCCGCTGCTTTTGCTTTGGCAGTATTTTTCTTAGCTTCGTCAAGCTGTGCCTGAAGCTGCTTAGTTGTTTGAGGCTTAGGAGCAGGCTGTGGTTTGGGTTTAGGTGCAACCTTTGGCTTGGGTTTGGCTTTAGGGGCCGCAGCTTTCTTGCTCTTTGTGATCTTGTCCGGCTCCCCATAACGGGAACGCAGCTGCTTAAGGCTCACCTCTGAGCCGTCCTCACGCATGAACCGCTTCATCGCCCCATCTGGGCCATAGCGATCAGCCAAACGGTTGTAATAACGCGCCTTTTCAAATGCCCCAGGCGTTGCCTTGCCGCCGTTCAGCATCCGCGCCTGGGCAGGGCTGGCATTAAACCTTGATTTCTTGCCCGCCTTAGTCGTGCCCCGTAGGTCGTACAAATGCTGTGCTGCGCTAGTCCCGACAGGCACCCGGCCACCTTTGGGGTCTGCACTAGACGGCGTGCCCTCTTTTGTCGGGCGGTAGCCAATCTTTGAACTAGGTGGTGGAATATCGATTCCAAATTTCTTGGATGCGCCCGCGTAATCAATCACCGGGACCGTTGTAGATCTGCAACCGAAATGTGGTGGGTTCGACGGTGTTGGACCTTTGCCGTAGAAGAACTCCTTCTGATCCAGATTTCGGCAGATCGCTGTGGTGTTGCTATCCAGCGTGGCAATCCATCTGTACTTCTTCGTGAGGTTTGGGTTTGCCTTATAAACCTGCAAGCTCGCAGCGTTTGACGTGGCATTAACGCTGGTCCTAACCAACGTCCGCACCTGATGCTTGGCCATCTTCCAGGCGTTGCCCTGCTGGGCCAATGCCACCTGACGTGGGGTCAGTGCCTCAGTTGAAAAGCCCAGCTCACCAAATAAAGACCGTGAGATCGACTCTGTGCTCTCACCTGTAAGCAGGCCATCCAGCACCGCACGCGAGAACAGCTCGCCTTGGCGTTCAGCTAAACCGCGAAATGCTTTCACGATGCTGGTGCCATCAGGCATCCGGATTACAGCGCCCTGCCGTGCCGTCAGTTTCAACACTGAACCGGGCCCCTTCACTGCCTCCTCAAAGCTGTCCTGCAAAAGGTTGGTGCCCACATCAAGTGGGTCAGCTTTCACCACAGCCTTGGCAAAAGATTCGGTGACCTCGACCGTTCGCACCTGGGTCTTGACCGCTGCAGGCACTACCCGTTGCAGCTCCGCCCTGGCAAACGCAACCTCAACATCTGCCAAACCGTCCAGCTGTTGGATCAACTCATTGATGCTTTGTCCGGACCACTTCTTCATGGCGTCCAGGTTTTGCTTGATCAGGGCTCGCATCCGTGCAGCCTTGAACTGCGGCTTTTTGCTGCTGGGCATCTTGTCGATGCGCTCTAGCTCCCGCACCGCCTTAACGATCTGCCGCCGGTAAGACTCCAGCAGTTTGTTGGCCACGCCATTGCTGAACCGATTTAGATCTAGTGCTTTGCGGTAGTAGCTCTCAGGCACACCCGCAACGCCACCAGGCTTGATGGTGTTGGCTAGAAATTTGCGCTGTTCCCCAGCACTAGGCGATGCGGTCACGTGCCCTCCAAGCCCAATTCGGCAGGGTCACAATCCACATAAACAGACACGTCAGCACCTTCCCGTAATGCTGTGCCCACCACTG